CTCCCCGTAAGGAGTCCTCCCGCGCTAGTGTGAGAATTTTCTTGCACTGTCCTTGCCCATTATAGGAATCGAGTTTCTGATGTCCGTGAAAACACGGGAGTCTGCAGGTCCGACATGTCATACCGTTTGGGATGATGTGCCGGGTGCCTCACAGACTCTTCAGGGCTCGATTGAGACGATCGAATCGTTTGGCCACAATCTGGGGACCCTTGGGTCTGCAGACTGTGGTGGACCGATGTTGTTAGATAGGTTGAAATTCTCCTATCTTATCGGAAAAGGCTTAAAGCCTTACCGATGGGCCGGAAGTGACATGGTCATTTCCGGTGGTCCCAACACTGGGATTTCCCACCCTTTCTCACCTCCTTCAACAGGAGATCTTAATACGAAAGGGGCAACTGCGATCGCTCTAACTGTTCCCACTGCACCATCTTTTAATGCCGCATCCTTTATAGGAGAAGCAATGCAAGATGGCATGCCGAGCATGGTTGGTGTTCAATCCTGGCGCGAACGCACTAACATAGCGCGTAAGTCCGGAGGCGAATACCTAAATGTTCAGTATGGCTGGCTACCTCTTGTCTCTGACATGAGGAATTTTGGCCGTGCAGTTAAGCGTCATTCAAAGATCTTGGATGACCTTAAAGCCGGGTCAGGTAAACTGACCCGAGTTGGGTACCAGTTTCCTCCGTCTTATACAACGGGTCACGCTGAAGGTACATGTTTCGTGTACCCAGGCGGGTCTCCGGAGTTAGGCGGTGTAGGTCCTTGCTACAGTAATGCGTATCAACAAACTTCTACTTGGTTCAAGGGCGCGTTTACATACGTCCTACCGAGTAGTGATACGCAGCTAGGGAAAGCGAAGCTTTTTGCTCGCGAGGCAGACAAATTGTTTGGGATCGAACCGACTCCCGCTGCAATTTGGAATGCCGCTCCCTGGACATGGGCGCTGGACTGGTTCACTAATGCTGGAGACATAATGACAAATGTCTCTCAGCTGGGCCAGAACGGCACGGTGCTGGTTTACGGTTATATGATGAGTAGTACTTCTACTACTACGACTATAAACGTGCCGGGGAATGCCGCTGTAAGCGGCATGTCTAAAACTCTTTTACAAGAGTTTAAGAAACGGGTACCAGCAAATCCGTATGGATTCGGCGTAACGAACGAGAGTTTAACTCACGCTCAGGAAGCCATAATCGTCGCTTTGGGTTTATCCCATCACGGCGGTCACGGGTAGTACGGCGATCAAAACCGTATTACTCTACACATGACAATCCAAATAACCATTGGGTTGCCCCTCAAAGGAGACAATGCACCATGGCTTTTGCCGATCCGCAATCAGTCACAATTGGAAGTGCTATTTCCCTTGCTCGTACCTCTTTTGGTACGAACTCTGGGATCTTCACTTCCGCTGACGGGCTTACTAAGCTGTCGGTTTCGCACTCCTATGGAGCGCGTTATCGGCGACTCGTTCGCCTGGATTCCAGCAAAATCGCTGCAGACCCGCTTTTGGCGGGTGTCAACGTGAAGGCTGGAATGTCCGCCTATTTGGTCATCGACGTTCCCCAAACGGGGTTCGACGCGGCCGGGCAGCTTGCTGTGGTGGGTGGTCTTTCGACCTGGCTCACCGCATCATCGTCTGCCAAGACGGTTCAGCTCCTTGCCGGCGAGGTTTAACATGCCTCGGCTCCCTTAGGGAGACTCAGCGTTTCGCTGGGACGGATGTGCAGCTTTATTAGTGCACGATTCCTTCAAGGGTTGTGTACTGATACTGTCAAGCGGATTCCATCAATGGTGCTCATGATAAGTACCCCCATAGAGAGGGCTTATGAAAAGCATGATGGATCTCTGGAGAAGGCTGGCGGATGAATTAGCCAGCTGGTGTCACACTAGCGCTACTCTCGACTATAAAAAGCTCGAGAGTCGTGTCGAATACGAAGGTTTGTCCTTCCTCACGATAACTCTCCCTTCCTTTGGGAAGGATTTCGAGAGAAGTCTTGAGGTCGGCTTCGTTGAGAGCAATTCTTTTTCATCTTTTAAGAAGAAGAATGGTCTCCCCCTATTCCTAGGAGGTTTCCTCTCTCAAATTTTCGACATTTCTAGTGGCGTTCTTTTAACAGAACCCTGTAAGGATTCCATCTTAGCGATACGACAGCTTACGCTGTTGTTCTCTAAGATCCTATTACCCTGCAGCAACGCAAGGGAAATAGGCGCCTTTCAGAGCTATGTTAAATGCGAGGAGGATCTTGAAGAATGGGAGTCTCGACACGATTTTGACGCTTCTGCGTTTAATCGTGTCTCCCGTCTTCTCTTTGGAGATGTATTTTCCAAAGTGGATCAGCTTGTTTATAACAATGAGCTAATCCCTAGACATGGTCCTGGATCCACGGCAGATCGCATTTCTGGAAACCAGAAATATGATTTGTTTTCGTGGACTCAGCGGCTGGAGAGCCTATTCCCCTTCGGGGAGTATGCTATTCCCAACTGGCGGTATAATTACCGCTATGATGATGTCAAGATCCTTGAGCCTGGTGAAGAGATACCCGTCAAGGTCATCTCTGTTCCTAAGACGCTGCGAACTCCTCGAATCATAGCGATGGAGCCGGCCCATGTGCAGTATATGCAACAAGCCGTCTCTCTCGCCTTGACCGAGCATCTCGAGAGTGAGACTGTGGCTGGAAACAGCCGCATAAATCTCGCTCATTACTTCCTCGGTTTTAGCCACCAAGAGCCAAACAGGCACCTGGCGGCTAGAGGGAGCATTCGAGGCGATTTGGCCACACTCGATCTGAGTGAGGCTTCTGATCGCGTTCACATTCAGCATGTAGAGGCCCTGTTCCATGGGTTCCCTTCCTTATGGGAGGCTATCCAAGTAACACGGTCTTCAAAGGCTGAAATACCTGCTCTTGGACTTTCTTTATGGTCCTTGCGCAAGTATGCTTCTATGGGCTCCGCGCTTTGCTTCCCTATCGAGGCTATGGTGTTTTTAGCAGCCATATTCCTCGGTATCGAAGAGAAGCTGAAACGCCCTCTAGATCGTAAGTCTATTATAGACTTGCGAGGTAAAGTGCGCGTCTACGGTGACGATTTAATCGTTCCCGTTGACTGTGTACCTGCGATCCTTGACGTACTCGCCCGTTTGGGTTTTAAAGTAAACGTCAACAAGAGCTTTTGGAACGGGAAGTTCCGAGAGTCTTGCGGGGGAGATTATTACGATGGCACAGATGTAACTCCTGTGCGTTTTCGTCGTCGTTTTCCTCGTGATCGCGGAGATGTTTCTGAAGTGATATCTCTAGTTGCTTTCCGTAATCACCTCTACGAGAGAGGCTTATGGCAAACAACTAGTTGGCTTGATAAGAAAATTGGGAAAGTTCTTCCCCATTTCCCTATCGTTGAGCCAACATCACCTGGGTTAGGTCGTCGGTCTTTTCTCCCTTATCAGGCAGAAAAGATTGACGTTGATACTCAAGCACCAAGAGTGCGTGCTTTTGTATCAATACCTCGCATCCCCGCCAACTCGGCGAGTGGCGAAGGTTCCCTACTCAAGTGTCTTCTGCCCTCTCGAACTTTACCGTTCGAAGACATAAGGCATTTAGAACGCTCTGGACGTCCCTCAGTCGTCGACATCAAACTGAGGTGGATTGTTCCTTTCTAATAATTATCCAGAGAGGGACACCTGTTAGCACTGAGTTTCTGACTAACTTGTAACACACGCGTTGCTTTGTGTGTTGCACTTTGGTCAGCTAGGCGTCGTAAAACGCTTTACTCTAGCTAACAGGGTGGGCTCTTCCCTTTTACGGGAGGAAGGGCCGGGAAGTGG